GCCCTGATCGATGACCCCGTAAAATCGGCCGAGAGTGCTGAGAGTGCGGTGCAGCGTGATGCGGTATGGGCGTGGTACACGTCCGAGTTGGTGACACGTCTGCATCCTAATGCGGCCATCGTGCTGGGCTTGACGCGCTGGCACGAGGACGACCTGGCTGGTCGTATCCTCGCAAACGACGGGGATAGGTGGACGGTGCTCAGTCTGCCGGCGATAGACGAGCAGGGACAGGCGTTATGGCCGGAGCGTTACGACGTGGACGCGCTGCACGAGATAGAGCGGAGTGTCGGCAGTCGGGTATGGGCCGCGTTGTACCAGCAGCAGCCAACGGGCACGAGTGGTTTGGAGTTCAAGCGGGAGTGGTTCGCCGACACCTATCAGACGTTACCGCCGGTGAGCGAGGCTTGGACACGTTGGGATACGGCGCTGAAGGACGGGGAGCGCAACGACCGAACGGCGTACCTCACCGTAGCGCGCGGGCGGGATGGACAGTTGTACGGGGTAGACGGCGCCGCCGGTCACTGGTCGGGCGATGAGATCGCGGAGAACATGGGCCGAGTGTTCGGAGACAACCGTAGACGGTTCGGTCCCGCGTACCGTGGTGAGTACATCGAGGATGCGGCGGCAGGTGCGTTGATGTTGCAGCGGAACAGAAGCGCGAGCGGTGTAACGGCGATACCCGTCAAGGTGCCGAAGGTGGGGAAACTCGTGAGGGCGCGTGGAGTAGCGCCGTTGGTGGAGTCCAGAAGGTTTCGTGCCCCGGCGGTGGGTCACTGGTGGCATGACGTGTTCGAGCCGGAGATATGCGCCTTCCCGTTCAGCGCCCATGACGATTGTGCAGACGTGTTCATCGGTGCGTTGGAGCGATACGCGGAGAGTGGTCCGATGCAGATGGAGTCTGTGGACTACGGGCAGGGATTAGGGTGGTGAGGAGAGGCTTATGCAAGAGCAATACGGTTATCCGACGGGTGCGGAAACGATGGGGTTTGGTGCTCTACCAGAAGAGGTAGAGTCTCCGGAGCCAGCGCCGTTGCCGCCGGGAGTAGCGTTGGAGCAGGTGCGAACGCTCACGCGCAAGGCGATAGATGCGAGGAAGAGCACCATCGGTGACAAGTGGCGGTTCCACCGGCGGTTGTACAACAACGACTTCGACTGGACGGGGAAGCGCAGGGACCAGTCACAGCACCCCGTCGCGGAACTGGCCAGAGCGGTAGACTGGAAGGCGCAAGCGTTGGTAGATGCGCTCACATCGAACGCGAAAGACCCGTTCGACCTGGAGCCGGACACCGAGTTAGCGGACCTTGTATCGCCCATCTATCAGGCGTGCATCAGCGCGAACCTGGACAGGGAGAACTTCCCGACGCTCGTACAGGACGCGCTCATCAGCGGTATGCTGACGAGTGGATGTGTGTTCCGCGTGTACCCGGACCCGACGCGACCACCGGAGTCGGGATACAGTCGGATAGAGGTAGAGGTCATGGAGCGTGTATTCCGCGACCCTACGGGCCGAGGGAAGTGGAAGGTACGCATTACGCCGTATGACCTTGCCGACGTGCAGCAGATGGCGGTGGAGCAGGGATGGGACGCGGAACAGGTCGCGTTGCTGGAGCATTCGTCCTCATCGTCTCCGGAAACGGAAGTGTGGAGGGAAGAGGCTGGCGACCTGGTATCCTATGCATCCATCGAACAAGACGGGTACAGGAACACCGTGTTCCTCACCGAATACTGGGGACCGGTATGGGAGTACCCCGGAGGCCCGTTGTGGGCCGAGTATGCCCGTGTAGTGCTGGCCGACAACCAGTATGAACTGCTGGTACAGCGCGACCCCTATGGAGACGGGAAATCGGACATCGTGGATGGCGACCTGAACCCCAGAGCGACGTTCCCGTATGGGAAGAGTGAGGTCGAGGACTGCGTGCCGATGGCGGAGATGGAGACGCGGTTGTTGAACTCCATCGCGGACAACATCGCGTGGTCAACCGCTCACATCAACGAGATCAACGAAGGGTTGTTCACTCAGGACACAGCGAAAGCGTTGAAGGGCAGCATCAAGGCCGGTCAGTCCATCCCGAAGAACGGACAGGGCGACCTCATACAGCCGAAACCGCTGGCGACCCCGAACCCGATGGCGTTGGAGTTTTACGCTGTTGTGAACCAGTTGTTCCAGAAGTTCAGCGCCGCGTCTGATTTAGCGCAGGGCATCGACACTCAGGGTGCGAACGGGGACAACACGGCTACCGAGTCCCGCATCGTGCAGGGAAACGCATCGCAGACGTTGAAAGGCATGGCGCGTGCCGTCGAGAGCAGGGTGATACGCCCCCTCATCGAGCGCATGTTGTACTACCTCATCACCTACGGAGACTTCAATTCCGAGTGGATACAGCGTGTCGCGGCGAAGCAGATAGAGGCCGCAAAGCACCGGCTCATGAAGGAACTGCTGGAAGGCGCACCCCCGGAAGTCGGGGAGCAGCCGATGCCCCCGCCGATGGCCGGGACGGACCCTATGACGGGCGAGGAAACCCAGGTGCCGGACGAAGGCGACCCAGTGTATCAGTTAGCGAACCGGCAATGGCAGATGCAGGCGCAGCAGGCCATGCAGGAGTGGGAGCAGCGAGCGGAAGCGTTCGCCGTGCAGAAGTTGCAGGAAGCGTGGCGACAACCGTGTTCAGTACGCGTGAGAGGTATCAGCGGCGTATTGGAGCGCGAGGGAAAGAACGAGCAGATGCAGAGCATCGTCGGTGCTATCGCCTCTATGGACCCGTCGATGATAGACGTACCGAAGGTTGCGCTGGCACTGTGCCGGAACGTCGGCATACACGCTGGCGATATACTCGTGAGTGATTCCGAGGACGAGTTGCGCCAGAAGTTTGAAGAGAACCGCCAGATGCAGGCACAGCAAGCGATGGCGGCCACGGCAACCGAAGTACCGCCGAAACAGAGCGGAAACGGCAAGGAAAAAGACAAAGAAGGGAAGGTGAAGGCATGAAGAAACTCTTGTTACTGTTACTGGCGGCGACCGGAGTGTACGCCGCCCCCGCCCCGACACTCACCGTCACACCAACCGAGGTATCCAGCGGAGGCGTGGTGACGTTTTCGATGCAGATGAAAGGCAACACCAGCGGCCCGACCGGAACCGTGAACATCACGACCACGGTGGAGTATTGGGATGAAGGCGCATCGGCCCCGACCATCCTGGAACCGATCACAACCACGCTCACGCTGCTCGGCACCGGAGCGCCCGTCAAAAACCCCAAGTGGACGATGACACTACCGACCGGCTGGACGTATTCCAGTGAACCGAAAAGTGTCGGCTACGTTGGCGCGTCAACGGTTAAAGGCACGGGCATGCTCACGTTCAACGCGCTCCAATTACCGCCGGACGTGACCGCGACAACGACTTGGCAGATGCGAGTGCCGTGATTGACTGGCTCCCATATCGCGACTACGCTATACGCCTTGCGGCCCGGTTCAAGCCTTCCGGATTGATGGAACAGGAGGACTACGAGGCGGTAGCGTTGGAAGCACTGTGGGAAGCATCGAAACGATACGACCCGGATGGCGGTGTTAAGTTTACGACATACGCATATCACTATATTATCGGAGCGTGTCATCGTGCTCTACGGGATACGAGTGGTGTGTCGGGGTGGGCATACGAGAGGGGTGTTCGGTTCACAGCGTTGCAATGGCCGTCGTCCGATGACGTGGACATGGACAGGATAGACGCCATGCGCGACCATGGCGAGAACGTCGAGAACACGGTGGAAGAGCGGGAAACAGCGAATATTCTGTGGAAAGAAGTGGACAAACTCGGCGGAAGTCGCGCCGGGAAGATCGAGCGAAACCAGAAGAACATACTCCGTCTGATATACAGAGACGGTGAGTCCGTGGCGAGTGCGGGTAGAAAATGCGGACTGAGCCGTGAAACGGCGCGGTTGTGCCACAACACAGCATTATCACGGCTTCGTGAGACACCCGAAGTCGTGCGACTAGCGAAGGATTGAAAGAATGGCTTGTTTGATAACGAACCTGCTGAGGGTTCAGTGCGTTTCGTGCGGAGCCGGTCAGGATGTGAACCTTGCGTTCAGCGATGCGAACTACGCTATCGCCGTATTCCTGGCCCGTCACCAGTTGTGCGAGGAGAAAGCGAATGACGTGGACAGCGGAGAAGAGGGCGGAAGCGGGAGCGCGACTGAAAGCGTCGCGGGAAGCGAAGAGGAAACAGCAGATGCCAGTTGAACAGACAACGGAAACGACGGACATTGACGCGAGGATAGCGGAGTTGGAAGCGAAGAACCGTGCGCTTGCCGCACAGTTGGAGAACGCCGGTCAGAGTCCGAGCCTCCCGCCGGGAATAGGTAACAGACGGTTGGTCGGATACGTCCGGTCGCGTCCCGGCGAGAAGTGGATTGCGGCACAGATGATTGTGGACGCGGACATCTACCGCACCCAGTTCATCGACCGATGCGACAAGATGAACCTCGACCAGCGCATCCAGGTGTTGCAGCCCGGAGAGGAAGTGGCTATCAAGGGGTTCCCGAATCCCCCGCCGACCGTCATCGGGGCAATGGACTACGCAAGGACAGGCACGGCATGACAGAGGAACAATCATTACAGGCCGAGCGCATCCGAAGGGCGCGGATGGCGAACGATGCACATCCGTTCATCGCCGAGTGGTACAAGTTTGAGAAGAACCGTGTTACCAGTTGTTTCCGAACGGACGCTTCGATTATCGAATGCCCGACGAAGGCCATCGAGTATCAGCAGTATCTACGCGCCCTGGAATCCATGTGGAATGAATGCACGAGGGCGATAGAGGCTGTCAAACCGGAGGTAGAATGAACGAAGAAACCTATCAAGGGTGGAGTGAACCACCGGAAGAAACGGTAACGACCGAAGAGGAACCCTCTGAGGAGGCACCAGTTGACGAACCTGACGCTTCCGTGGAAGAAACGGACGAAGATACCGAAGAGGCGGAAGAAGTCGCCCCTGACCCGCTTGACGAGTTCAAGAAAGACGGTAAATTGTTCGGCCGCTACGAGAATGAAGTCGAAGTCCTGAAAGCGTTTCAGTCGAACGACACGGAGCGCGGAAGGCTCGCCGCAGAGGTCGGTCAGTTGCGACAGGCGTTAGCGGCACAACGCGCACCTGCGACCACGGAGAATATCGACGCGCTGTCCGAACTGATCGGACAACCGCCGTCTCTCATCGCGCTCTCGCAGGATTTCTGGGACTACGCAACGCGGGAGTTGAAGTTACAACCACCCGTTGACGATGAAGGTTACATCGACACGGACAGCGTGAACCCTGCCGATCTGCTCTACGCGACACAGAAATTGCAGGAATACGTCAAGGACCAGCAGGAATCCCGGCAGGCGCGGGAAGTGATGGAGCAGCACAGACAGGTAGCGGAAGCGTTCGAGCAACAGTATTATGCATCGCACCCTGAACTTCAAACGATAGCCCCGCTCGTGGAGTTTGTGTTTTCCGAACTGTACATGAGCCGACAGTGGACACCGGAAGAACTGGATGCGGCACTGACGGCGGGTGTCCGTGAGCGTATCACCGGAGTAGCAGCGTCTGTGTTGGGACAGAGAGGCGGCCACGCGGCGGCGGAGGCGCGGAAGGTGCCACCTGGAGCGACCCCGCAGGGGAACGCACTCGGACTGTCTTCGTCTCGTTTGGAGAGTTCGGAAGACGAGATGTACAGAGGGTGGGCACCAAAGGCCATCGTGAAGGAAGCGAAGGCGACGAGATGGTAGGAGGAAACCAATGAGAGCAAGACCGAAGTATGTATTGCCCATCACGGGCACTTTGACGCAGGGAGCCAACTCGATTCAGACGCTTACAAAATCGGGGGCGTTGACCGAAGGGCACATGCACATCACCATCAGCGGGGAAGAATCCGGCCCCATCCAGTACAACGATACGGCTGCCACGGCGCAGACCGTGATACAAGCCATGGCCGCCGTCGGGAGCGGAAACATGCTCGTTACAGGCGGACCTATTGCCAGCGCACCGTTCGTATGCACGACGGCTGGGACGCTTGAAGGTAAGGCGACACCGACCATCACGATTACGAATCCAACGTTCAACGATGCCCGTACCGCTACGGTGACGGAAACAAAGGCAGGCGTTGTCGGTAGTTACAGGGGATTCCCGAAGGATGACACCATTCTCATCAAGACGGACGGAATCGGACTTGGCTACTACAACTCAGGCACTACCCGTACTCCGACGTGGACGGCGATGGACTCGACTGAATGGGGAACAGTTCCCGGTTAGTCGGTTGACAGAGTTCCCGATTGTTTGGTAAGATATAGAGAGAATTGAATATAGCGGCCATTGCCATTGCCCGGTGCTTTAATCCGGGCCAAAACCGGAAACCGACAGCGGTTACCCTCGTAAAACACTAGCCCTCCAACCAGGCAACCTAGTCAAGAGGCCCGACTTAGCGGCGGAAGGTCCATCACTCTTGGACATTTCGTTTGATTAAGGAGGGCCATTTCAATGGCTAGTAACTGGACAGATAAGGGCGGGTATCTTTCGTTTGCCCGTCTCAGCGCGAAATTGCGCTACCGCACCCTTCCCATGATGCCCCTCATGAAGTTCGTTCGTGAGGAACCGACCATCGGTGGCAAGAAGGGCGACACCGTAAACATCACCCGCATCTACAACGCCAACACGCAGTACCCGACATCCCCGCTTTCCGAGAACGCGCCCATCCCCATCACGGACTGGACGCAGGACCAGTTCTCCGTGAAGGTGCAGGAATGGGGGCAGGCGTTCGACCTCACCGAGAAGTTTGAACGACTTTCCGACTACGACCCAGACGACATCACCACGCGCCTCTTGCAGGACAGCATCGCCAAGTGGGGAAACAACATAGTCGCCAACAAGATCAAGCAGACAGGTTTGATTTACATGCCGTCCACTGGAAGCGTCGGAACGGCCACTACGACCACTTCCGGCTTCGCGACCGCCGACCTTCCGTATGCGTCATCGTCCTACGGATACTCGCTGGAAGAGGACGGAACCGGACCTTCCGCGACCTATCGCCAGTTTGCAAGCGGAGACCTGCTGAACCTTCGCGCTTTGGCGATGGACATCTACAAGATTCCGCAGTTGACGGGTGAAATGTCGAACTACGGCGAGTACGCTTTCGTGTGTTCACAGGGTCTTATGAACACCCTTATGCTCGACACGAACATCGCTGCCGCTCTGAACTACGCATACGCGACCAACAAGGACGGCTCACCGTTCATGCGGGGATTCATGGGAACCTACATGGGTATCCAGTTCTTCCTCGACACGCAGAACCTTTCCGGTAACACGGCCCTGTTCTTCGGTGACGATGTGGTTGCCAAGGCGGAACCGCTGGCCCCGGAGATTCGGCGCAAGAACCCCCTGGACTACGGACGCGACAAGGGCGTTGCGTGGTACGGACTTTCCGGCTTCAAGTTCTGCGGTGGAACGACCAACGCGCAGAACGAAGCCTATCTCGCCCGTGCAATCTACGTTGTCCCGGCGACTAGTACCAACGTTCCGACTGAAATTGCCGCTTAAAGGAGGTCTGAGATGGCATACACAGACACAACTCGATGGCCTCTACAGGTAACGGCGACAGGTGTCGGTATCTTCGACATGGTGCAGGCGGCTAACACCGTCCTGTTCACCTATGTCGTTCCGACAGGCCACCCCGGTTTCACGCTACAGGCGGTGGAACAACTCGTCGCCGTCGTCATGGGCGGCTCGACCGCCGCGCAGATCAAGGTCTACAAGAAACTGAGCGGCGGCGCCAACGTGCTCTTGAAAACCTGTACCGCACATGCCGTTGACGCGGCGGTGGGAACGACTCTCTACGACAAGACACCACCTACCTCTACGACGACCAATACGTTCGTGGCCGGTGACACCATCGAGATTCAGGTCGAAACGGCTGCGACGAGCACCGGCAAGATACAGATCATCCTGCATATCGCGGACAACAACTAGGAGGCGCACCGTGGCTTACACAGACAAAGGGCGGTGGCCGATATACGGGGTTGACGGGAAATCGTGTCTCGCGCTGTCTGGTGGCAGCGCGGGAGACGCGATATACACCTACAAGGTTCCCACTGGTTCCCCTGGATTCTATCTGCAAGCCGTGGAGACGGAAGTTTCCACCCAGTTCAACACGACCGGAGCACCGGCCATAACCATCAACAGGACACCGAGCGGAGGCGCACTTGCCCTTCTCAAGACCTGTACAGCGTGGGCGACGGGGAACGCCGTCGGACACACGCACATCGACCAAACGCCGCCTGTGACGGCAACGACCAACCTGTTCAGCGCGGGAGATACGTTGACTATCAAGAAATCGGTACTGGCGACGACCGCCGGGAAAATCAACATCTGCCTTCACGTTTCGGACAACAGGTGACGGGACACGGGGGAGCCAGACGGCTCCCCCTTCCCCCTAATCGGAGACTGATATGAGTTATGCAGCACGCGGTCGCGTTGAGAGGTTAACGCCTTTCGGAACAGCAACGGATGCTGGTAGGGAACTGCTCGATGCGATTGCGTCTGCATCGAGCGGAGACGTAATCCAGTTAGGAGCCGGAACGTATGACTGCGGAGTTTCGCAGATAATTGTTCCATCTGGAGTCACTGTATCTGGTGTAGGGAAAGGAATTAGTGTCGTCAAAACTGCATGGAAGACGATACCGCCGGAAGTAGGCGCTTCCGGACTGTACAACAGCATGTTTATGGGAGATGGCTCTTCTCTTGAAAACCTTTCTCTGTACTTTGTTCCGGCAACGGCAGTGCTGGGCCTCGGTCTTTCTCCGCAAACGAATGCGAGCATTTCTCTTCGCAATATCGAGATTGTTGGAGACTCAGACTGTATCTATCCAGGGATCAGCAAGGAAAACGATGTATGGGTGGGAACGGACAGTACCATCATCGCCACTGGATGTGACTTTTACAGTCTGCTGGATACTTACAACACAGGCGCATCTGGGCAGACAGTAACCTTCACTGACTGTACGTTTTCTGTTGGAGAAGCAGCCAGGGCAAAAGTCGGGACGAGTCATTATGCGAGTGGTGGTTTGATCCGGTGCATAGAAAACCCAGACAACATGGTCAACGTCATTAAGTGCTTCGGGTGTCGCTTCACTCTGGAAAAGCCTGTAGCCGACGCACAACAGGGTTTTTGTGTTGAGAATTCGGAAGCGACAGCGACCGTTGAATTGCATGATTGCACTCTGAGCACGCTGAGCCTCGGAGGTTCCTCTATCGACCTGAAAGTCGCTACTGGATGCACTATTCTCACGAATCGTTGTCATGGTTCTGGGCCTAACGGAGCATTGACACTCGCCGCATCTACTGCCGCCATCGTCCCATCTGTGACTTCCGTGGACGTTGCCGACCCCGCCTCCCTTGGCTCTGAAAGCCTCACGAACGGCACGTTCACTGGAAACGCAACGAGTTGGGCGGCGGCGGGTGATATCGCCTACGGAACGAATAACTGCGTTTACACAGATAGTACGCACTCAGGTTCGCTTACGCAGGCATCTGCCGACCTTGCGACGGCGCTCATTGGAAGCGCGTGGTACAAGTTAACCTACAAGATTACCGCTGCGGAGGGTTCCCCAGCGGCGACTATCACCACTGGGATACTCGACGCGGCGAAGGTCATAGACGTTGCGACGAACTGCAACCTCCGCGTGGTGTACTTCAAGACGAAAGCCAGTCCGGGAGATTTCGTTCTGGCATTCACTTCTGCTGCTGGTGATACTTTCACCATTGATTCCATTTCTCTCAAGCGATTAACGGGAGGGAACATTCTGGCCGCTGGAACGATATCCGCAACGGGGGGCCTCATCGTGCCCACAGCCGCTAACGACGCAGGGGCCGCAGCCTTGGGTATAGGAGTAGGCGGCCTCTACGCCATCACGGGAACCGGCGTGGTTATGCGAAGGGCGACATAAGGAGCAACCATGGCGACACTGGCGACACTGGATGCCCTGACGCTCAACCATCTGCAACGCTCATCCGCCGACGATTCAGCGATGACAACCATCATCGACGCTTCGCTGAATCGCTGGCGGCGTGAGGTGTGGCGAAGATCGGGCGGTTTGCTGGAATCCCCGGTAACGACCAATCTGGTTGCCGGGACCGCTTCCTACGATGTCTCGACGCTGAACGTCAACGCCGTATCCGTACTGAACTCCGTAGGTGGTACGCCGTCCTACCTCGAAGTCATCCAGTTTTCCGACCTGATAGAACGGTATCCCGACTATCCCGGCGTGACGTTGGCGAAGTCGTTTACCGATGCAGACGTGAACGGAACGGGGCATACCGTTACCATCTCGGCGCACGGGTTCGGGGAGACGGGGGCGACCGTCAAGTTGCTGTTCACCACCACGGCGGGGACAGCGCCAACGGGCCTTACGACGAACACGGTCTATACGTTCACCATCACCAGCTCCGACGTGCTCACCTATTCGTCCATATCGACGGCCGGGAGTGCCGACTTCGCGGGTACGCTCACCAAATACTCGTTCGCAACACCCGCCGTCTACTGGGTCAAACCGGGCATCACAGCGGACAAAACGACCATCTGCCTGCACCCGATACCGGATACGTCCATCGCCAACGGCCTGACGGTCTACGGCGGTGCGGCTCTGGCTGACCTCGCCGGGTCTACAGCATCGACGTTGCCGGAGATATTCGACACAACCGCAACGTGGTTCGCCGCCGTCGAGATGTTGAGCGGGTTCCTGCACCAGGAGGACCAGGACGGCGCACTACTGAAGAAATGCGCGGCACAGGCGATGGACGGACTGGAAGCCTGCCAGCGGTACATGCGGACATCGGACGGTTCCGATTGGAGCGTCACGCTTTCCGAGGGGGAACACTTCGGGGTTCACAACAGATTCGGGCATTCGGCGTATCAGCAAGAGGGTTACTGATGAAACCCATCGTTCTCGAACTCGTACCCGCTCCCGGCCTGGACTTGCAGAACGACCCGGAGAAGGCGAAAGGCGCACTGGTTTCGATGAACTGCCGGAGGGACGCTGGTTCGATAAAGTGCTGCCAGCCGACGGTGGAGCTGGCAACGGACGGCACGGACACGCTCATCGGCATCCACTTTCACTGGCAGCAGGACGCTTCCGTTATGCGGGTCACGGCGAGCACGAAATTGTATCTTGACGGAACGGCGGCGAAGATAGCGACCGGAGCAACCGGCGCAGGCACGGATTACACCTTCTAACCATGGCAGCGATCTATCAAAACGGAACTTATGCGGTGACGTTCACGGACACCGGGACCGACATCACGGCGCACGTTGCCGTGACACGTCCGGCGCTCAGAACCGTTACCAGCGGCTCCGGTGCGACGCTTTCTGGTATGTGGTCAAGGTTCTACCTAAACACAACTGGCGTTCAACTTGGTACTCCGTACATATGGGGTCTGGAAACGACCTACGCGCCTTCCGGTTCCAGTTACCTTATATCCAACCTGTTCCCGGCATCGCACACGTTCGATATAACGGGCCTTGCTTACGAGACAACGTATCATTTTGGCGTAGACGGGATTCAGTATTGGTACACGAATGAACAGTACGATGGAACGTACAGCGGCGAAGTCGCCCTGAAGTACCAGACGTTCAATTACCCTGACGTTTACTACTGGCGCGAAACTACCGCGTTTAACACCCCAACTCCTGCTACGGAAGGTGGCGGTTCAGATCCAACAACCACGCCCACGCCTACGCTTCAGCCAGGTTCGGATATATCTCCTGTTATCAACAGTGTCGTGTTCGCACAG